AACAGTTCCAGGAACAACTATTAGTGCAAGAATTAGAACAACTTCTGGTTCAAACTTATCTGATGGTTCTGGAACTTCCTTACCAGTTCCATTCAATAATGTTGGATCTGATGATGTTACTTTGAATACCACAAATTATTTGTCATCGCCAAGAATAATCGCATCTAGAATTAACGAAACCAATAGTGCTGTTCTACAGCAACTTCCAGGAAGTCGTTCTTTCAATATGACTATTTCTCTGCAATCAGATGATTCACGTCTGACTCCTGTTATCGACACTCAAAGAATGAATGCTATTCTGGTATCGAATAGAGTTGATAAACCAATTTCAAACTATCTTGAAGATAACAGAGTAAATTCAGTAACAGATGATCCAAATGCTTTCCAGTATATCTCTAAAGAAAATATTTTAGAGTCTTCTGCTACAAGTATTAAGGTCCTGTTATCTGCTCATATCAATCAATATAATGATATCAGAGCATACTATGCAATTGGTGATGAGCAAGACTTTGAACCAATATTTGAAGCATTCCCCGGATATGCAACACCTGCTCTGAATGATGGAACTTCAGACACATTAGTACCACCTTCAAATGCATCAGAAGGTTTTGATCCTGCAGACTTGACTTATAAAGAGTATGTATTCACTATTGATGATCTGCCATCGTTCAAAAACTATAGAATTAAACTGATAGGAACATCGACTAACCAGGCGTATGCTCCTAGAATTAGAGAACTGAGAACTATCGCCCTGGCTTGATATGGATGAGGTAAGAGTAAAGGGTCATTCTGATTTAGTCAGAGACCCTTTGACAAATGCAATTATTAATACCAACAAAAATGCTCACGAAGAGTATATTAGTCGCAGGCAACAAAAGCAAAAAGAATCCAATAAAATGGAAACCCTTGAGTCTGAAGTTGCTAGTTTAAAAGATGATCTAAATGAAATCAAATTGCTACTAAGGAGGTTATCAAATGAATCCTGATCAAATTGAGATTAAGAACCTGTCCAAAAGTTTTGCATACACTCAACTCGCAGCAGAAATAGATAGTTGCGATGATCGTGAAGAACTTCGTAATATTGCAAAGTCATTTTGCAAACTTTATTATAAACAGCAAGAAACGATGCAATTGATAGGAATACAATCTGATGCGTAGTATCAAGGTAGAATGGGATGAAAAAGGATCTACGTCTAATGTGAATTTAGACGTAGATCAGTATGCTGATAATTTTTTTGAACTTAGAGTAGTTGGTGCTGGAAATACTTCTATTAACTTATCTGGTTATGGGTTTACAGGATCTATCAAAAAACATATTGGAGCATCTGCAGACGCTGTTGATTTTGTTAGTATTGGATTTGGAACTGCTGTAGCGTCTTCGGGTATAGTGACAGCAAGGGTTATTTCTGGGATGACTACTACCCTTGATAAAAATAATGCAAGATACACTTATGATGTTATTGCTACATCAAGTTCTGGTTCTAAAAGAAAACTTGCAAATGGAAACGTAAATGTAAATGTTGGAATAACTGATAATGGAGAACTAATAGGTTTAGGTCTTAAATGCATTGCAGTGATAGATGAATCTAACAGCGGTAGTGTCGTTAGTCTTGCCTCTTACAATGCCTTTAGAGAAGACTTCCCTAATAGACAACTTTTCTTGTTACAACCAACAACAACTGGCGTTGCAAATACATCAGAGTTAATGAGTGCAGACATTCAAAATGTTTTTGTAAGTGGATTTGGAACTGAACCACTTGTGCAAGGTGTAAATAGAGATGATGGAGTAGAGGCAGATAGATCAGATTGGTTTTCTATCGTTGGACTTCAAACTGGTGTTGATACAGAAGTTGCATTATTTTTGGACACCTCTGGTAGTATGACTTTATCAACAGTTCAAGAATCATTTGACTTATTTAATGAAAGATGTGCGACTGCTGGAATTGGAGTTAGAACAGAATCAAATGGCGCTGAAGATTGGATAGAACCTTTTACTGGACTTATACTGGCAGACTAAAATGGCAATTGCACGCATAGCAAATATTAAAACAATTAATGAAGATCTTGTCATTCCAAAAGGAGCTGACTATCAACAATTGTTTACTATTATTGACAGAAACGATAATGCTGCCTTTGATTTTACAGGAATTACCTCTAATGTCATCGGTGCAAAAGTAAAACAATATCCAAGTGATGTAGGTTTTGCTTGTACTTTTACTGTATCTTTTCAAAGTGCAGCAAATGGAATTATTAAACTATCGTTGACAGATACTCAAGTCAATAATTTAAAATCTGGAAGATACTTTTATGATGTTCTCATTACTATAGAGAGTAAGTTAGATGCAGACTCGATAGGAGAGTTGCAAAGTATAAGAGCAGCACAAGGACAAATAATAGTAGAATAAATACATTTATAGGAAACTTGTAAATAAATGGCACAACCATCTACTAGGGCAGAACTTATTGATTATTGCAAAAGGCAGTTAGGTGCTCCTGTCTTGGAGATCAACATCGCTGATGAGCAGGTAGAGGATCTGGTTGATGATGCTCTGCAATATTTTCATGAGAGGCATTATGATGGTGTCATTCAAACATTTTTAAAGTATAAAATCACTCAAGAGGATATTGATAGAGGTAGAACCAGAGGTGGCAGTAATGACCCTGTAGGTATTGTCACAACAACTGCATCTTCTACAATTGATGGTTCCTCTGTAACATTCTCATTTGAAGAGAATAGTAATTACTTGCAAGTTCCACCTGCGGTCATCGGAATAAACAAAATTTTTAAATTTGATGGAGCTAACACTGCTACTAGCAACATGTTCAGTGTTAAGTATCAGTTGTTTTTAAATGACATGTATTATTTTGGATCAACTGAAATACTACAATATGCCATGACAAAAACTTATCTGGAAGATCTTGACTTCCAGTTGGTCACTGAAAAGATGATTAGATTCAATCAGAGGCAAGATCGTTTATATTTGGATTTGGACTGGGCTAGTGTAAATAAAGATGATTATATAGTTCTTGATTGTTACAGACTCATAGATCCAAGTGATTTCTCTAGAGTATATAATGATTTCTTCGTAAAGAAATATCTTACTGCACTAATGAAGAAGCAGTGGGGACAGAATTTAATTAAGTTCCAAGGTGTTAAATTACCAGGTGGAGTGGAGTTAAATGGTCGTCAATTGTATGATGATGCAGAGAAAGAGTTAGAGATAATCAGGGAGCAAATGTCTAATACTTATGAACTTCCTCCCCTTGATATGATTGGATAAGAAATATGTTAAATCCGTTTTTTCAACAAGGTTCTAAACAAGAACAAAGTTTAGTTCAAAGTCTAATTAATGAGCAATTGAAAATGTATGGAGTGGACGTTCACTTCATGCCCAGAAAGTATGTCACGGAAAATAGTATAATAAGAGAAGTTATTGAATCTAAGTTTGATGATGCTTATCCAATAGAAGCATACGTGGAAAGTTTTGATGGGTATGGTGATACTCCGACATTACTTTCAAAGTTTGGAATACAGCAGACAAATGAAATAACTTTAATTATTTCAAAAGAAAGATTTGAAACTTACATCTCTCCCTTAATGAAAGGGGAGACTGGTATAAAACTTTCAACTAGACCAAAAGAAGGGGACTTGATTTACTTCCCTCTTGGTGATCGTATATTTGAAATCAAGTATGTTGAGCACGAAAAACCATTCTATCAACTACAAAAAAATTATGTTTATGAATTGAGATGTGAACTCTTCCGTATTGAAGATGAGGTCATTGATACTGGAGTTGACGAAATCGATGATACTCTTGAGGGAATAGCAGGTGCCGATGGAGATGTAATCTTCTCTGGATCAGGTATTCAAAAACTTACACTGGTTGGAGTTGGAGTCACTGCTACTGCTGTCACAGGTATCGTTACTACAGGTGCTATCAGATTCATCAATATTACGAACAGAGGATCTAATTATATTGTGCCACCAAGAGTTGCAATTTCCTCTGCACCCACTGGCGGTGTCACTGGTATAGCAACAGCACTTACTCTCGGAGGCATGGTTGTTTGTACTGGGGCAGCAAGTCCATCAAGCAATCAGTTAGTTGTTCAAAGTGCACCACTGATCAATCCAGGTTCTGGATATACTGTTGCACCTAAGATTCAGTTCTTCACGAACAACACAGATGGCACTGGTTCTGGTGCAGCAGGAACATCCATTCTCAGCACTGAGGGTGCTATTGGTATTGTAACGGTCACCTCAGGTGGTGCTGGATACTCCACTGAGGCACCTACAATTACCTTCAGTGGTATTGCAACTGTATCTGCTGCTGCGACTGCTGTGGTAAGTGCTGCGGGAACTATTACTGCAATTTACATAACCAATGCAGGTCTTGGATATACAGAACCACCAACAATAACCATATCTGGACCGGGAATCGCCGGAACAGGCAACTTCAGTTTCAATGAGGTTGTCACAGGATCAACGTCTGGAACTACTGCAAGAGTTAGAAGATGGGATTCTGATACCACTGAGTTGGATATCTACGATGTCAACGGAGTGTTCCGTGTTGGTGAAACTATTACAGGGTCAACATCAGGAGCAACAAACGTTATCAGACTTGTTGACGATGGTCCTGCAGATGATGGATTTGCCGATAATGATAACTTTGAAACAGAAGCAGATTCAATACTTGATTTCACTGAACAAAATCCATTTGGCACTCCATAAATATAGGTATACAAGGTAACCAAGATGTTTGAGTATTTTTATAACGAGATATTGAGAAAGACCATTATTTCTTTTGGTACTCTTTTCAATGGCTTGGAAATTCAGCAAAAAGATGCTTCGGATAATACAACAAGTATTATCAAAGTTCCGCTTGCTTATGGTCCTACTCAAAAGTTTTTAGCAAGACTTGAACAGGTAGCAGATTTAAATAAATCGACAGCAATGTCGTTACCCAGAATGTCATTTGAATTTACTGGGTTGACATATGATCCTACCAGAAAGGTAACCACCACACAACAATTTACTGTAAAAGATCCAACATCAGAGAGCACCACTAAAAAGAACTAT